TTGAGAGCAGCCGACGCTAACGTTGCAAGAAATTTATCTAGAGAATTAGATATGGATATAGATAAATTATTTCCGCCGATGCGTACGGTAATGAATAAAGTGTCAGCAAAAGAAAGAAAGGTTTTCTTAGAAGAAGTTAATGACGCCATGCTTTCTGGTAGAGCAGAGTTTGATGCTAAAGGAGTGGCTCAGTTTGGTGAAATGGATGCAGCTTTAATTCAAAAAGTTAGAGACAAAATAAAAAAACTTGCACCTAATGCAGAGAAGGCAGCAGAGATAGAAAAAAGTATTGTAGGTGGCCTATCTATAATGAGAAGTAAGTGGGCTGGTTTGTTTGAAGAACTAGGGGGGACTCTTGGTCCAGACGATCTTAAAGAATTTCAAGCTTTGTTTGGTGGTAAGTTTAAAAACTATTTAGGTTCTACTTATGACTTTATGCAAGAGAAAAGTATTATACCTTGGTTAAGATATAAGCCTGCAGCAGAAGCTGTAGAAAATGCTAAGACTTTATTCAAAGATAGTTTTGCAACAGCTAACCCGGGGAAAGTAATGGCGGATATGGAAGCTGAAAGTATTGTTGAAGGAGTATTAAACACAGCTAGAATTCCAAAAGGATTAAGATTTGATAAACCTTCTGATGCAATATTTGACATACCAAGTTTCTTTGTAAATAGAACAGCTCTAACAGATGCTACTAAAAGAACGAGACCTATGATATCTATTGGAGAGTTAGAATCAAAAGCAGATCGAAAAGTATTTAATGAATTATTAGGTAAACATTCTAACCCCATGCAAACAATGATTGGTGGTATGGCTAAATTATCTATGATCACAAGACGTAATGTATTTTATAATGACATGATGAAGAAGAGCGATGAGATGGCTACACTCTGGAGAGCAGCAGATGACAAATTAAATACACCGGAACCTATGTTTGCTAGATCAGAAGAAGAAGCTAGATTGTTTTTTAAAGATGACTTTAGAAAAATAGAACCCATTGACCAAGCACAAACTTTAACTGTAGGTAACTCGGCTAGAGCATCAAATCCTTTTGGAGATGCAATGAAACCTTTTTATGCAAGACCAGGTGTTGCAGAAGCATTAGAACAAACTTCTATTACTACACAAAAAAATAGTTTCTTAACACAAGTTTATAATAGTTTAGTACTATACCCTAAAGCTACATCACAAATAGCTAAGACAATTCTATCACCTGTTACTCACTTAAGAAACTTTGTAAGTGCTGGTGCATTTGCTGCCGCTAATGGTATTATACCTGCAGCTGACCTACCTGCAATCAAACAAGCTTACCAAGCATTACAGACTCCTTTGAAAGGAACTAATATGCAAAATGATTTGTATCAAAAACTTTTAAGGCTAGGTGTAGTAAACTCTAATGTAAGACTAGGAGATTTATCTAGACTATTAAAAGATGTTAACTTTGGTGAGACTATGACATCTGAAAATGGAATGAGGTTATTATTAAAACCTTTATCAAAATTAAAATCTGTATCACAAGATTTATACACAGCTGAAGATGACTTCTGGAAAATATATTCATGGGCTGTAGAAAAAAGTAGATTGGCTAAAGCTTACGAGAAAGCAGGTGTAAATAAAAGTAGTTTCTTTAATAGAAATGGTAAAGAAATTAAATTAACAGATGATTTTTTAGAAGAAGAAGCAGCTGATATTGTTAGAAACAATATACCTAACTACGATTATGTTTCTGACTTTGTTAAGGGGACAAGAAAATTACCTTTAGGGAATTTTGTATCTTTCCCAGCAGAGATAGCAAGAACAGGAGTTAATATTGTTAGACGAGCTTTAAGAGAAATCAATGAGACAATAGATATAACAGATGGTGCAGGTAATATTATTAAAACTGTCACACCTCTAAAAGGAATTGGTTACACAAGATTATTTGGTTTTACTACAACAGTAGCAGCAATACCGGTTGCAACTACTGCAGCTTTCCAAGCGTTGTATGATGTAACTGATGAAGAGAGAGAAGCAATCAGAAGATTCGCAGCACAATGGTCTAAAAACTCAACACTACTTCCAATTAAAGATGAGAATGGTAATTTTAAATACATAGATTTTAGTCATGCTAATGCATACGATACATTGTTAAGACCTTTACAAACTGTAGTGAACTCTGTTCAAGAAGGTAATAAAGATAATGATGGTATGATGGATGACTTTGCTAAAGGGGTACTAACTTCTATGTCTGAGTTTGCACAACCATTTATTTCAGAATCTATTTGGACCGAAGCAGTATCTGATATTCTTATGAGAGGCGGTAGAACTAGAGAAGGTTTCCAAGTTTACAACGACCAAGATAATGATGGCGATAAGACAAGTAAAATTATGGCTCACTTAGTAAAAGCTCAAATGCCTTTTTCATTGGATCAATTAAAAAGATTGGATAGATCTATAAAACAAGTTGATGTTCTCACTAAAGGTAAATACGATGAGTACGGACAGGATTTTGAATTTGGTGATGAGTTTGGGGGTCTATTTGGATTCAGAGCTATTGAAGTTAAACCGGACAGAACAATGAATTTTAAAGTTGCTGATTTTCAAAGGGGCATAAGAGATTCTAGATCTCTATTTACTAGAGCAGTATTAAAAGGTGGTCCGATTGAAGCCAGAGAAATTGTTGACGCATATATAAATTCTAATCGTGCAATGTTTGATGTTAAGAAAAAATTAAAGGCAGATATGGATGCTGCAAGATTATTGGGTATATCGGATCAAGGATTAAATGATTCATTGAACAGAGTTTCTAGGTCGGAAGTAAATGCAATTGATAATGGTGTCTTTAAACCTTATCAAATTTCACCAGAAGTTTCTAAAGCAATGAGAGAGAATGCTAATAACATTGGTGCTAACAACCCGTTTGATCAAGCTAGAGATGTAATCAGTGATTTAAGATCACAATTTTCTGAGTTGAATTTAAGTCTTCCTGAGTTCCCTGTGTTCGAGAACCCGTTAATGCCTATTATGCAAGACACGCCTATCACACCAACGTCATTAAATCTACCACAAGTTGACGGAAGCGCCTTGCAAAATCAAGTGTCTGGTGGTAACTTTAGTAACTTGTCAAACCAACAAAAATTTAATATACTATTTCCTAATGGCTAAAAATATTGCACTCACAAAAATAGAATCACATGAAAAACTGTGTAGAATTATGCAGAAACAAACTCATGACAAAATTAAATCAATAGAGAAACAGATTGATAGAATCGAAACGATTTTACTCACATCTGTTGGAGCCTTGATCACCGGTATGGCCGGCATGATCTACATGTTAATCATAAAATAGGAGAAATCTATGCAGCTAAGTAAACATTTTACTTTAGAGGAGATGACACGTTCTATGACAGCAGTACGTAAAGGAATTAACAACATTCCAGGGCCTGGAGAGATAAAAAACTTAGGAGACCTCTGTTACGAGGTCTTAGAGCCCGTTAGAGCACACTTCGACAAGGCTCTAAGCGTCAGCTCGGGATACCGCTCAGAGGCGCTGTGTGAGGCGATAGGGAGCAAAAAAACCTCGCAACACGCACTCGGATGCGCGGCCGATTTTGAGATCAATGGGGTACCTAATATTAAGGTCGCTTACTGGCTCATTAACAATGTTGACTTCGATCAATGCATTTTAGAGTACTATAAACCCGAAGATGATCAAGCCGGATGGATTCATGTGTCGTATAATGAAAAAGGATCTAACAGAAAACAAGTTCTCACTTTTGATGGTAAAAGATACACTGAAAATTTACCAGATATGGAATGGAAAGATGGTAAAGTCGTAGGTTAGATCCAATCTTTTAATTGCTCACCCATAATCTGACTAGCTATATTTACTTTTTTCTTTAAGGCTTTCACAATTCTAGCATCAACAGTATCTTCACAATAAATATCTATGTATGTCATAGGATACTTCTGTCCGATACGATCTATCCTTGCTTCTGATTGTTGTCTCTTCTCGAGATCATAACCATTAGAATAATATACCATAGTAGACGCTGCAGTTAATGTAATACCATAACCACCGGTCTGTGTTGTACCAATAAAGAATCTTACAGGGGAATCAGGGTCCTGGAATTTTTTTATATTATCTTGTCGGTCTTTCATAGGAGTCAATCCGTAATAATCGACAAAACTATTTGCGCCATATTTTTTAGATATCTCTCGGATTATCCTACTAACATCTCTTTGCCAGTGGGCCCATATAACAACCTTACCTTCTACTTCTTCTAATACATTCATTAGTTCCGGTAATCGATTTGAAGCCACGTCTTTAATGGTACCATCATCAGCAGTAAAGTGACCACAGGTAATTTGTTGCAATCTCATTAACTGAGTCATAACAGTAGCAGTAGTCATCATCTTGCCATCCATTTGTGCAAGCGCTAATTGAGACATTTGTTTATAAAGTTTTTTCTGTTCTTCACTCAAAGTAACTAAACGTTTGATAAAAGTTTTAGGGGGTAGATCTAAACAATCATCTTTTAAAACTCTATAAGAAAAAGATTTTAGCTTCTCCGATAGTTCTGGAAGATGTTGATAACCTGTAACTATTTGTACAGATTTACCACCAAAGTTAGCTGTCTTCATAACAGCATATCTAGTTCTAAAAGTATAATAAGAAGTATGACCCAATAATTCTTTTTTAAGAAACTCACATTGTTTATATAAATCAAGTGGTGATTTAGTAACCGGAGATCCAGTTAATATTCTTTTATATACAGCATGCTCAGCAAGACTACAGATATGTTTAGTCCGTTTAGCATCTGGATTTTTAATAGTTGTAGATTCATCAATAGCCATCATAGTTCTATGACAACGTAAAAATTTAGCTGCAAACTCCACACCTTTTTTAGTAGAGAAAGCTTCTACATTCATAAGTAGAATATGTAGGTCTTCACCAGGTTTAAATAATGAGTCTAATTCTAATTGTTGTTTTTTATTAGGCATTGCATGCCACAACACAGAAGTTTGTTCTATATGATCGGGTAAGTGAGTAGGGATTTCTCCTTCATACCAATTTTTATATACACCTTTTGGTGCCACAATTAGAACACCATTAATTTTTCCTTTATCATATAACATAGCAATGTTATCGATTAATACTTTTGATTTACCTGTACCCATTTCCATAAAATATGCAAAGTACGGTTTATCCCATGAAAGCTCTAATGCTTTGATTTGATGAGCATAAGGCTTAGTCTTAAATTTATAGTTCATAATTATTTTCTTCTTTCTAGTTGACATACTGTATAAGACATCCTATATACATTGTCAATGACAGAAAGCAAAAAAATAGTATACGTAATTCAAGAATTACCAGGTACAAAAATAGGTGCTCCTAAAATCAATATTATGAGTGCGAGTAAGTATGGTGAGTTTAAATTTTTACTTCCAGAATTTTCGCAAATAATATTTTCACCAGGACCATTAATTTTTAAACTTAGAAATCTTTTAAGGGATTACACTCCAGAGGATTATTTATTACTTACAGGCGATCCTGCAATTATAGGTGTAGCTTGCTCTATTGTTTCTGACATGACAGGTGGAAAATACAATTTATTAAAATGGGACAAGCAAGATAGAATGTATTATCCAATTTCAATTAACCTCCACGAGAAAGGAAAAGTAAACGATGAGTAATATAAATTTTGAGCAGGATAAAAGAGAAGATCTAGACTCAGTAAATGAAGCCGGTAGTTTGGCTGAACAAGTAGTAAAACTACAAAAGTTAGAGGAAGAACTTTTAGATAAAGAAAAAGAAACAAAAGAATTAAAAAGAAAAGTAGATTTAGTTTCTGGGGAGGTAATACCTACCATGATGCAGGAAATGAATATATCTACATTAAAATTATCGGACGGTACTTCAGTTGAAGTTAAACCCGTCTATGGAGCGTCTATCCCAGTTGACAAGCGGGAAGATGCTTACACATGGCTTCGTGAGAATGGACTAGGTGATCTTATCAAAAATGAGATAACCGTTGCTTTTGGCCGTTCCGAAGATAACAAGGCACAGCAATATGCTGTCCTTGCGCAAGGTCAAGGTTATGAACCAGTCCAAAAACTTAAGGTTGAACCTATGACTCTTAAAGCATTGGTTAGAGAGCGTATCGAAAATGGACTTGATATGCCCTCTGATCTATTTAACCTGTTCACAAGCAACAGAACAAAAATAACAAGGAATAAATAACCATGAACCAAGTAGCAAAAAAAGAAACAGCCGGCCTTCCAGCATCAGTTATGTTTGAAGAAGACGCAGGAAAAGGAATCGGTAAAGTAGGTCAAGAAGACTTAGCATTACCTTTTCTTAAAGTACTCGTACAATTATCTCCTCAAGTAAATAAGAGAGATGGTAAATATGTAGAAGGAGCAGAACCTGGAATGATTTTCAATTCAGTGACTGGAGAATTATATGATGGCGTAAAAGGAATAGATGTTATTCCTGCTTTATATAAACTCGAGTATGTTGAATGGAAAGATAGAGGAGAAGGACCTGGAGCACCAGTAATGGTACACCACGCTTCATCTGATATCATGTCATCAACAAAACCAGATGCTAGTTATAGAGATAGATTACCTAACGGTAATTACATTGAAAAAACTGCGTCTCATTTTGTAATGATCACTGGGGATACTCCATCAACAGCATTGATTTCTATGACTCGTACTCAATTGAAGATTAGTAGGAAGTGGAACTCAATGATCAGTGGTATCAAACTGAAAGGTAAAAACGGTTTATATACTCCGTCATCTTACAGCCACATTTACAAGCTAAAAACTGTGCCAATGTCTAATGATAAAGGAAATTGGTTTGGTTGGGAAGTTAGTAAATTAGGTCCAGTCACTAATGGTAGCGATTATAACCAAGCTAAAGAATTTTCAGCAAACATCGATAAGGGTGCTGTAAAGGTTAAGCATGGTGAAGATAAACCAAAAGAAGACTCAAGTATTATATAATCCCTTAGGGGTATGTGTACACAATGTGGACCGGGAGGGAGACTGAACGGTCCACTTAGAAAGAAAAATTATGAGTGAGAAGTATATAAAATATTTTCAAGGGTATCATATGGCTTATGGTGTAGCAGATATGTCTACATTAAAGGTTGACCCAGAAAGCGGAAAGCAAAAACCAGATTATAGATGGAATGATGAAGAACTTACAGAACAAGTTTATAGAAATCATTTATCAGGAACTCAATCGATAGGGGTTCAACCCTGCAATGAAAATTCAAACGCAAGGTTTGGTGTGGTGGATATAGATCCAAAAAACTACACTAACTTTGATAAGAAATTTTTTATAGATATAATCCAAAATTATAATCTACCCTTAATACCCATACTATCTAAAAGTGGTGGACTTCATTTATACTTATTTATGTCTGAGTTTGTTCCAGCAGTATTGATTAGATCTTTTTTAAGTAATCTATTACCATTATTTAAATTAAAACCAGATTGTGAAATATTTCCTAAACAAACCACACTAACAAAAGATAACGAGACCGGACAATTAAATAAAGGTAACTTTATTAATCTACCTTATTTTAAAAAATCTGAAAGAGTTGCAATAAATGTAGATGGTACATCTTTTACATTTGATCAATTCCTAGCAGTTGTAGATAGTAATATTACTACACCAGAAAATTTAAAAACAATAACAGTGGGTATAGAACAAAAAGATTTAGAAGGTGTTGATGCAGAGTTTGACGATGGACCACCATGTCTAGCACATCT